TATTTCAGTTGAATAAAAAAAAAGACTCTTTCGAGTCTTTTTTGCTGTAGCAGAAGGATTCGAACCTCCACGAAGCAGTTAGCAATAACACAAAGAAGTGGTCAACCCTGGGCTCTAGTTAAAGAGTCTCTATGATATGTTTATCCTGTTATCTTCTCCCACGAGACGGGTGGGAAATGTCTGCCAGTTTCATCACACTACAATTTAAGTATATATTAAATTTTAAAACACAAGTTTATGATATAGAACATCTTTTTACCGCAATATTGAAATACTTTTCATCCTTTTCAATTCCAATAGACATTCTATTCAATTTAAGGCAAGCTAGGTTTGTAGTTCCGCTACCCATTGTATTATCCAACACCATATCACCCTCATTTGTATATGTCTTCACCAACATCTCCAATAGAGCTAGTGGCTTTTGAGTTGGATGTATGGTTCCATTTAGTTTATTTTTTTGCTTATCGGATGAAAATATCTGAACACTTCTTGGATATCTATCGGTTTCACCACCACCACTTATATCAATTGTTACCTTACCATACACTTCGGTTTTATTACAAACCTCTTTTCTCTTAGTATAGTAGTTTACTGGTTTATGTCCAAATGTCTTTTGTGGGTTGAACGTTGGTAGGTTATTATAAAATACTAAAATATTTTCGTGCGCTTTCATCGGCATCTTCTTAGCATTAAAGTATCCGGTGGCTTGTGGCTTCTCCCATATCCATTCATATTTCAACCAATCTAAGTTAGAGCATCCTAATACTTTATCAAATGGAGTTTGTGCAAATAAAATAATGACACCATTATCCTTTATAACCCTTTTATATTCTATCCAAAGTTTATCTAATGGCAGGATACTATCCCATTTGCAATTTGTAGTTCCATATGGTAAATCGCAGATAATAGCATCTATACTTTTATCTGCGATTGTAGGTAATATATCAAAGCAATCACCATTAATGAGTGTGGTGTCTTGTATTTTACATTCCATATATCTCTTCTAAATCTATCTTGACTTCTTTCATACCCTCAGATCCAACCTTTTGTATATGAAAAAAGAATCCTTTTCTAAATTCTGGAACATAGAAGTCCTTAGCACCTGGGTCAACATAGTATATAATGGTGGTTTCTTTTGTTTGAAATGGTATTTCACAGGCAGGTGCCACTTTCATAGATGTCCCTACAATTATACAAACATCACATTCATTAGCCGCCTTATTAGCTGCTTCCATTCTATCGGAATCTAATCCCTCGCCAAACCAAACAATATCTGGACGAAACTGACCACCTTCTTCGCATAACTCACCTAATTCAAGGTCATGGTCATAGGCAATCTTACGCGCGCTGTTTTCCTCACTTCTTAACTTAGATAATTCTCCGTGTAAATGTATGATATTTGTTGATCCCGCTTTTTCATGTAAGTCATCGACATTCTGTGTTACGACAGTTACATCAAAGTCCTTCTCTAGTTCAGCAATCACCTTATGTGTGTCATTAGGCAAGACACCTATCATTTCTCTTCTGCGCATGTTGTAGAACTCTATGACTTTCTCTGGGTTATTTAGCCAGGCATATATTGTTGCAACTTCTTCAACTTTAAAATCATTCCATAATCCATCATGATCCCTGAATGTTTTAACGCCACTCTCGGCTGATACACCAGCTCCAGTGAATACTAATATTTTTCTTCTTTTCATTATGCAAAGATAATTATTTTTTTAAATTTTTTAACTTTAAGCATTGTTCATAGTTCTCATTCTCTTCCCAATACTTGATAAGTTCATCAATCTCTTCATTTGATATCTTAACTCTATCAATTACAGCCAAATATGTTTTATAAACAATATCAGATTCCCTTTTTATTCTTTCTATTTCTTCTATATCCATGTAAAGATAATTATTTTTTTAAATCTATATCTATTATATTGAGTTTAATCATTTTTGTTCACTTATTATTAATATATATAGATATGAAAAAGGATATAACAGAATACTATAAAGCAAAGTTTATCGATAAATATGGTGATAAATATGACTATTCTAAGACGCAAGTAGTAAAAAGTAGCGATAAAGTGATAGTTACTTGTAAAGTACACGGAGATTTTCTAGTAACACCAAATAATCACTTAAGTAAAGGAAGTGGTTGTCCATCTTGTAAGAATACAGATAAGAATTTTATAGATTACTGTTCAAATATACATAATAATTACTATGACTACTCACTTGTTGAATATAAAAATAATAGAACAAGAATTAAAATAATATGTCCTAAGCATGGGGTTTTTGAGCAGCTACCAATGAATCATAAGTCCGGTTCAATTTGTCCAAAATGTTCAAATGATAAGAGGAGAAGCAATATAAGTGATTTGATGGATATGGGGCATAAGTTGCACAGTAATAAGTATGATTATAAGTATTTAGAGTATGATTATAGTAATTCGGGTAATAAGGTAAGAATAGTTTGTCCTAAGCATGGGGTTTTCAAACAAGATGCCTTCTCTCATTTCATGAGAGGTTATGGTTGTAAATTGTGTAAAAGAATGTCAAATGGTGAGGTTATAGTAGGAAATATATTAGATGATAATAATATTGAGTATATAAGTCAAAAGACATTTGATGATTGTATAAATCAAACAAAATTGTCTTTTGACTTCTATATACCAAAATATAATTTGTGCGTTGAGTTTAATGGCCGCCAACATTATGAACCAATATCGGTGTTTGGTGGGTCAGAACAGTTTACAAGGCAATTAAAAAATGATAAAATAAAAAGAGACTACTGTAACAGTAGAGGTATCCAATTACTTATAATAAAATATGACGATAATATCATTGATTCATTATCTAAATATCTAAAAGTCACTGAAGATACTAAGTACAACGGACAATCTCTTAGATATCTGAGGCATTCCCAATGGTTCAATAATAGAATTGATAGGTGATAATATACATTTCTCAAATTGAGTATCATAATCAATATCTGGTGCGAACTCTATCGGGACTGACCCTCTTATATAAGCAAATATATCATTCATTGACTTATCTTTACAATAGTAATATTTTATCTTAGTTCCAGATTTTATAAATTCATATTTCTCCCACAAGGGTTTGTTCTTATTTAAGAGATAGTTATAATAAGCTGAACACTTAACCGCAAAGTGTGTCCCACTAATAAAATCAAGTTTAGTTTTATCATCTATAACCTTTTCATCATAGTTAGAACAGGATGATTGCATGGCAATATCATCAATACTAGCTAGCTCAAATTCTCTTCTAAGTCCTTTCACTAGCTTTATTAGCTCTTTTATATTAAAAGTATCTGGGTTGGTGAATAGATACTTTACGATATTTACAATTTTATCTCTTGCAAATGCTGGTGTTGATGATCTAACCAGCTCAACCCCTTTAGGATATATATAAGTTAGACTATCATAATTAATACCATCTTCATATGATATATGGGAGATATATTTCTTCTTAGCAATAGATATTACGGATTCTGATATCCTTTCTAATTCAAAGTCTTCCTTATTCTCTACTCCATATGTAGCAGCATAGTCTTCTAAGCATTGCTTGAAATATCCTGCATATCGGAAGTAATCTACACCATGGATAAAATCTAATTCATTACCCCAGTTCCACAAAACTTCCTTATCATCTAAGTCAAGGTTTTTCAGGTCACGACTTTTTATATAGTAACCATCGATTATAACCATCGCCGGTTCATTCTTGTCTAAGAATGATTGTAAGTCTAATTTACCATCATGTGGTGATATACTGTTAAATATACCCATACAGTTAGGATTGTCGGTTTTTGTGTTGTGTCGGTAATCTAATATGACAAACTTCTTATCAATTGAGTCAAGGTATTCTTCATTGAGGTATTGATCTCTCCAAATACAATGATCTATACATGGCTTAAATGATACAAATAATGAGTCGGTATCAGCATATATAGATACTGGCTCATCTTTACCAACCTGTGTTGCATCTTTAATACCTAGATTATTGTGTAGTTCGGTATCGAGATGCCATTTAGTATACCAATAGCTTTCATTAACTTCATTCATTTTCTGTGTTAATGCTCTGCCTTCTGCCGTGATTGTCCCAGCTACCCATTCATTAAATAGAATAAAGTATTGGGTTGCGAATGCTCCGTAACTTCCATTTAAAACTAATTTTAGCTTTGTCCCTGATGATTGCTCACCAGGGACTAAAAAAGAGCTGTTTGAAGTGCGTTGTAATATTCAACGTCCTTCTTCAGCTCAAAAGCTTGTTTTTTAAGTGACTCGATCCTTTCTAATTTTTCGTTTTTTGTCATAATATAAATTTGTCCTTAATGGGACTAATGTTTCTTAATATATAATTAAATATAAATATTATATGATAAAAGAAGAAAAGGTTTTTATAAATATTAATGCACGAAATATCAGGATATATCAAGAAATGGGGTATAATATTGATAAATTATCAATAGATGATAAGGTATCTATCGAAGTTGGAATTTCTGATGTTAGTAAAAATTCAAAAATTAGGGTAACCGCAATATGTGATATATGTGGTTCAGAAAATGAAATAAGTATAAGTAAATACTGGAAAAATTTTGAAAGAGGAGGCTATAATTTCTACTCATGTTTCGGGTGTAAGAATAAGAAAAAGGAAATGACAATAAAAAATCTATATGGGGTAAGGTCATTCTCACAGACAGATGAATTCAAACGATAAATTATCTCATTC